CTACCACTTTGGTTGCCAATAACATTAAGTTCATCGATACCCGTCGATACGCTCTTTGCTTTTTTAAGACTATCAGTATAACTCTCAACGTTCTCTTGCGCCTCGGCAAACTCTTCTTGTCCTAACGCACCCGCAAATAAATTGCCAACCGAATTAAAAGCACTACCCAAACCCTCGGCAATCGTCAAGACTATCGGGGCAATCGCTTTAATAATTGGGGCAATTACACTAACTAATGTTCTTGCGATATAACTAAATGAACTTTTAATCTCACCAAACGCTTGGTCGAAATCTTTATCAACATTTGCTAATTCGCCAAACGCATTTGAAATCTCGGTAAAGATTTCTTGGATAATTCTTCTAACAACACGATATTTAAGGATATTTTTAAATTGTAAAGCGAGTTGCTGTAATCCACCCTTTTTACCTTTTTTATCGGTTTTGTCTAATTCCTTGTTTAATTTCTTTACCTCGTCAGTTGTCTTTGCTACCTCTTCATCAACTTTTTGGTCGCTCATTTTCCCGACATCACCAAACATTGAAAAGTCAAGTTTGCCACTTAATTTTGTATATGAGGTTATTGTTTTATCTAATTCTTTTTTGGTTGTTGGTGTAGTAAAAAGTGGCATTGTCTTACCACCAAACTTACTTGTCATATACTTAAACGCCATCACAATATCTTTGAGACCTTGTGAAACGTTTGTGAAATCGATTTTAGCAATATTTTTTAAGAGACCTTGTATCTCACCAACTCTACGAGTGTTAAGGTTTTTGGCGGTCTCGTTAAGAGTGTTTAGATTTTTGTTAAGTTTGCTAATACTCGCGTTTGCGTTTTTGCTATCAGCATTAATTGTAATCGTTAAGGTATCATAACTAACGTTTGCCATAATCTAAACCTCCTAACCTAATTTTTTACCGACCAAACTATCTAACTTGTGAACAATACGCTCAACCCTTTTACGTTCCGCCTCTTCTTGCTCTTTACGAGTAATAGGGATTGGACTATCGGGGTATTTAGCGTGAGAGTTCTTGCTAAAAGCGTTAGATAGACTTGTATTTAGAGCGATATGATTGTAGAGACCTTGTAGCCAAAGTTTCTCGTTCATACGCCTTGTTTTGAACTCTTCCGCCTCCATATAGTTAAGCAATAAGTATGGGTCATAATACCAATATTGTTCGTATGTCATACCTATTGTTAAAGCGTAAGAGAACAACTTATTAAAGTATTCTTCAATAGACGGGGGGTCGGTGTCTATTTCCTTACCCCCCATTTCAAGTTTTTTGCTTTCTTGTCTTTTTCAATGATTTCCAAAACGGATTGAACACTCTCTTGTAATGCCTCAACAAACGCTTGTAAATCATCGCCTAATGATAATAACCAACCCGCAATATCATCGTCGGTTGGCATATCTTTTTCGTGGTTTTTCAAGAGACCGCATTTAATCAATTTGACAGCACTATCAAACGTGTCGTCATTTTCGTCTCTTTCCGCCATTAATTTAACGATAGCAATACGATTGTATTCGATTGAATATTTTTTATCGTTAAAATCTAAATCAATAATTCTTGCCATTTCAAGAAACCTCCAAACTTGTTATTAAGCGATATTTTCTTTTTCGATTGTTGTCTTTGGTCTTAAAACAACTCTCATTTCGAGGACATCGCCAACACCACCACCGACTAATTCAGCATTAGCGGTTGCTTTGAACACCCAACGAGGGTTGCCCGAGGTTTCGCCTAATTGAATACCCCACCACGCCTCCGCGGTTTTGGTTTCGATTTCATCATATAAATCGTTATCAAAGTTAGCGGTAAACTCTAATTCATCGGGTAAGTTGTCTAAACCATCGATAAATGTATGGGCGGTATCACATAAAGTTGTGGTTTCGATTTGGTCTTTATCCGCGTTGTTTAAATCGGGGAAATCTTTGATACACAAGTCTTTTCCATTGGCGGTAATCTTTGCCCAAGTTGGTGTTGTTGCTGTTCCGCCATAAACCAAGTGTAATGATTGTGTGCTAATTGCCATATCTTTTACCTCCTATAAACTATATGGTCTTTTGAAACCACACCCTCATATCTTATAACGATACGATAAATGGTTTCATTGTTATCTTGTAAGATGTTTCTCGTAATTCGAGTAAACCCCTTGCTTTTCATAAGAGTATCAACTACCTCGGCGATACTATCACCTTTACTCTTTTTGTTAGAGTTTCGAGTATATATATTTACCTCAAAGTCTATGTATGCGTAGTTTTCAATTTCACAGCAATCGCCACCATTTTGGTAAACGCTATTGTCTATTTCCTCAAAACTTACAAACGGATATTTTGCGGGCATATTTGTATATACGCTCGATGTAGTTATGCTATTATCGTAAGAGATTAGTTCTTCCACAAGATTTGTGTATAACTCATTGAATATATTAATCATTTAAGTTTTGCTAACCTCCCACTACCTAATTTTCTAAATGCTGTTCCAATCGCTCTATATAATGCCCTAACGGGTCTTATACCACTTGTTATCATAATGAACTCGTTGTAGCGATTGTATTTGGCAAAGTGAGAGTGTAAACTCTCACGACCATTTTTGCTTTTGTAAAACCATACATCGTCTCTACCTCTATGACTACCAAACTCGCCAATAGCAACAATTCCTTGTTTCATTGGTCGAGAGGCGTATTCAATTTGTTGGTTATTATCCATAACGACGGTCGATGTTTCGGTTTTGTGAGAAACACCCGCGCCAAACTCTACGAATAGAACTTGATTTCCATTACAAATAATAGATTTAGACCAACTATCATTTTTCTTAATAGCGGGAAACGAATATACGAATATCGTTGGGTCGTCAGCGGGTATGTCATTGATTACGTTTTTAAAGTTGCGTCTCGCACTTCGTTCAATTTCTTTGCCCGTTTCTTCTATCACTCGCCTTGAATAATCATCGACATCTCTTTTAAGGCGACTAATGGTTTCAGCAATTTGGTTTGAGAGTTCCATATTACTTATTTACCTTTGTAAGAGCAATAGCGACCTCGTTAATTGTTTCAGCAATACGAGAGACACGATAGTTATATAGAGGCGTTGTGTTTTCATAAGTTGGTTTTACGCCAACAAAGAACACGCTGTTTTCGGTAATCTTTAATTTATCAAACTCGCTTTTAGTGATGATGATAGTTTTATCGTAAGAGACATCTACCCCAAACATTTCGACTTGACTACTACCCCTTGCCCCCGAAATGTGAGCATTGAATAGTATTGGTTTTGTGTAAGCGATAGTTTTCTCACCCGTTAAATAACCATCATCATCAACCACATTTTCCTCACCTTTATAGTTGAGGACATATATTTTAGTCTTATTAATAATTAAGTTTCTCATTTAGGTAATCCAACCATACGAGGGATTGATTTCAAGATTTGTTGTTCACTACGCCACTTACGATTAACGCCGTTCTCGTTGTGTGTTTCTTGACCCTCGACACCTCTCTCATTATATAAGACTATTGCGAGTTCTAATAAATCGTATTCGTATCTATCCTCTATGTCGGTTAGTTCCGTGCCGTAGGGGAAACGATGATTTAAGATTTTATTTTTTGCTAAATCGAGGTAGATTACTAAAACATCTTCGTCGATTGTATCATCGCCTAACATACGATTGATTTTTTCAATGCGTTCTTCCGTTGTCATAATCTACCTCCTAATTTAACTATTAAAGTGTGATGGTTAAGCAAGCAAATGGAACAATCTTACGATTGATAGCGTTGCCGTTGCCATCTTGGACTAATGCCCAATTTGCGCCCGTTTCTAATTCCAAAGCGGTTGGGGATAATGATGTTGGTGTTCCAACGAAAGAGACACCCTCGGGGGCGAGGATAAATCTTTGTCTTGAAATGAAAGCGTCAACACCACCATTGGTGAAACTATCACGAGACATTTCGTAAGGATATTTCACGCCTAATTCACAATAACGGAAAGAGTATGGGGCAAGAACGTAAACGTTATGAACGCTACCACTTGCGTTAGAGTTTGTGCCACAATCATCATCGATATAGACTTTTCTACCCGCCCAATAACCGACTTTTTGGTCTTGATATTGAACGCCATCGATTTGATATGTGCCATAGGTTAATAAAGACGCTTTGGCGAGTTCGCCCGCGACATAACTATCCATTAAGATTGTATCAAACTC